CTTCAGCAACCAAGCCAAAAGAAAGTCCAGTAGTACCAATCGTGACGGCTGGCATTAGATTAAAACCTCGCTAGAAAGTGTGTTTTTCATAATCTCCTTTGCTTGTGTCAAATTATCTATATAACACCCTTGCCTTAATCAATTCCCAGATAGTCGAAAACACGGCTCCCGACACAAGGGCAACTAGCCATAACTTTGTTTTAATAGTGTGAGAATCTCTTTCTAGTGTATCTACCTTACTATTGATCTTCCCAGACCATTGAGCAAGTTCGCTGGTGTGACGCTCTAAAATGGCAATTATATTTGTCTGCCGCTCCTCAATCCGGGCTAATCTCTCCCTCAACTCTGCAACTTGATCGGAACTCATAATTCACAATTCTCTGCCCCCTCGCAGATTCTTACGCAATTATTTCCATCCTTATCAATAAATTGCTCAATATATCCCTCGGCCTCTAGCCATTTAAGGGAATGCATAAAGTCCTCATAGGTGTATTGATAGTTCATTTGCTGGGTGTCTTTCCTGCGTCTTCAGCGGCTTGCATCATCTCATAGTTTGGCAGAGCATTATTCTCCGTGTGCTTGGTAGAGCAGGAACAGAGGAATAGTGAAATAAGGAGGATGGGCATAATTATATTATATGTTAAATCCTTGAAAAAAGCTGTTTATTGAGGAGTGCAGATAACGCTCATTTTCAATCCCCTTTGCCAAGCCCTTTTTGATGTCTTAATTGTTGGGGTTTGGCCAGTTATTCGTGCTGTATAAATCTTGGTGTTTGATATATTGTTTTGTATTTTGGTAAATAGCTGTGGCGTTTCAGAATAAAAAGATTCAAAAATCGAGCAGTATTTGACCTCAAAATTGGCTTGGCTAACTTTTGCAGATGTATCGGAGTAATCAATCGAAACATTGACCTCATAAACACCAGTATAATTACCCAATACTTGCCCGGTAACAGAAGCAGAAATTGTGGCAGATGGGAATAGCTTTGCACCTATTCTATTTGTTTTATATACATTCAGACCAGATACACCAGAAAGCAAAATGGTAATTGCATCCTCCACATTGATTTGAACGCTATTGCTCATTTTTTTGCAGTGGCCATAATGTCTAAAGTCATAGCCCTTGACCAAGTTCTATTCTGTCCTATGACTGACGGACTATCATCGGTAACTTTTGCCACATAAAAAGTAATGTTTGAATTACTTGTTAGATAGCTTGCCAAGTCTGGTGAGCGATAAAGCTGTTCTAAAATACTATAAAACTTTGAGTCAAAATCTGCTCGTGCCGTTGTGTCTGCTCTTGCAACATAGGTAATAGATGCAGGGGTCTTGAATACGCCAGAAAAGGGAGAAAGTTCCTCGCTTCCAATGCTGGCTTGAACGGTTACGCTTGGCATAGTCCGAGCCGTGCCTCTTTCGCTTGTGTAGAAGTTCACACCAGTAACGCCAGAAACTACATTAAGGAGGGCGTTTTCTACCTCCCTCTCAATCGAGGCCATTAAGTTGTAATCTCCGCAAGCTCGATGGTATAGGAAAGGCCATCTGTGCTTTGCGAAAATCCTCCAACCATACGCTCCACGCCACTAACCGTGCAAAGAGAGCCAATGGTGGGGGCAGAGATTGATGAAGCCAAAACGACTAGACTTTGAGTCACCCTAAATACTTCACCCCCTATCTCAAGCTCGCTTGCTGTTGTTAAGTCTGTGACGGATGCAGAAACAGAGGACGAACCTAACCCAGTGACGGATTGGTATAGGTCTTGAATCATATAGGACAAGTCCGTTGCAAAATAGGAGGTGGAGATACTGCCAGCCATAAAACCACTTCTTATGTCAATCCATACTAACTAGCCCATCAAAGCTGAAAATGTTGTCGGTTTCCCACTCATCTTTCTGTGGGAAAAAGCCAGTTTGCTTGTCTCTTCTGGTTGCCGAAGCAAGGATGATGGGAGTGCTATTGATTGCCCAAAAGTCCGTAGCTCCTCGAATTGCCTTTGCCATCTGCTCAACTGATGTGGCGGTATAGGTATTAAGCCCCTCAATCTTAATATCGGCTGGACATAGGACATAGAAATTATCTTTACCCATAGTTTGCCTAGCTTTTACGATTAGTTCTAGTGGGTTTCGATAGTAGCCTTGAGATAGCCCAAATGGAGCAACTAGGTTGTAAGTCTCTGGAAGCCCCTCGGCTGGGTTCTCGTCTAGCTTATCTAGGATAATGTTGGTCTTGTCTGCATCCCTAATCTCTGAATGGCTATAAACAAAGTCAGTCCAGCTTCTCTTGCTTTTCCTATAAGCCTCGTACTGGTTCGGCCATACTTCCAGATCAATAACATCTCCAATCCTATGCCCAGCTTTCACATAGCTGGTAAGTTCAAAAACTCCGTGATATTGGGCGAAGCAATCAAAGAAAACTTCGTGGCCTTGGTCGGCTAGATATTTGCAAGCTGGGAGGCAACGAATGATGTCCCCTAGCCTCTGGGAGTATTTGATTGTTTTAGCAGTCATCGGCTACGCTTTTATCGTGAAGATGTGGGAAGTATTGGCTTAATCGAACTGGGCCGATAGTCTTTTGCAATTCTTTCCATCCATCCACCAACCCTTTATACCCATAGAAATCTTCCTTAAACTCCACTTGCTTCTGAATTGCATAGGCATAGTGATCGAATACCAGCCCCCAAGTTTCAGTCACTCCCCTTGGGACTAGGCGAGATTGAATGTTTAGTCTGGGCGGTTCGTGGCTTGTGAAGCAAACATCTTTCCCCCACTTCCAAGCTCTCATCCATTCGTACCAGTTCGAGCCATAGCCTCCTCTGGTTACTACCCGCTTATTTTCACCAACGAAGAAGTTACAATGAAACTGCATCGTTGCCCCATCTTCTGCCCCCTTTAAGCATTCATAGATTCCATTGATCTGTTCTGCCCGCCACATCTCGTCGGCATCTACCTCCATAACAACGCCAGAATCTACTCCGTAAAGTGCGTGTTGAATCATCTCTAGCTTTCCGTTGAATGGTTTGCCTTGCGAATGAACAACAACATTCCCGCCTTGAATGCTTTCAAGATATTCGTGCGTTCCATCTATGCTCTTAAAATCCTTGTGCCATTTGTCGGGAACTTGCTTACACCACCGGGTGCATCCAACTGGTTCGCTTACACCCTCGACAATTCTCCACTGCCAAGGGATTTTTAGTTTCTGAAACTCTGCGAGATGCTTCTCGATAAAGGGCATCCCATTTAGAACGATGGTAAAGATGGTTAGCATAATTGGAATATTGCCGCCCCATTACGAACAGACCAATCCTCCCAAAGCAATTTAGCGAACCCTTTTAGCTTCTGGTAATTCGTCCAGTTTTTGATGTCATTCACATCATCCAAAGCTATAATTGCTTTCTCTGCTAGGAATGGTCTTACGCATCGAAGCTCGGCCTCCCCGGAGAACGGCGAGCCATCAATCAGCACAAAGTTAAAATCCACATTATGATCAAAGTGAATATCCTCGATTGCACTTGTCTGATAAGATTTTGCTGTGTCCATACACTCATCATACCAGCCCAAGACTTGCTCGATTGGGTATTGGTTAAGGTTAGTTTTTGTAATTCGATAAAACTCCTCAACATCTTTCTTGTTCATCCATAGCCCAGAAATTACCGATGTGCCTTGCACCGATACGCCACCTTTTGCATCTAGGTTCATCCTATGGCGGCCTATGCGATCTGGATGATTTTCAATGCTAAATAGTTTATCCGTGTGAATGCATTGAGTCGAACCATCTCCAGTTCCACCGCCTATCTCTAGGCCAATACCAAGCCCCTTTGTATGCCTTGCAAGGGCTTGCCCAAAGGAATCACTAATGGTTACTTCTTGCATTTTAATTTCTCCTCTAAAGCTTTGCGAATCACATAGGCAATCACGGCTTCCTTATCGTGCTTCAATGCAATCATTCCTGCTTTGTATAAGTCTTTCTCGGCTTTCTCGTCATAGCTTACATCCACATCAACCATCGGAGGAACTGGCCGAGCCTTGCCAAAGCGAATGACTCCAGACTTACGACCAGTTTTGGCTTTTGCGTTTTTCATAGATGGCCTTGCCTTTTTCATAAAATTCTGGCTTGTTGTGGTTCTTTAACTGCTCGTCTGCTTGTCCACCGGTGAACATAGGGTTTTCGTGCTTAAAGACTAAATCCTTGGCATCAATAACCACTCCATCCGAATAGGCTCTTTCGGTAAATTCGTTATCGGAATAGATTCCATCCGAACCTTGGTAATCTGGATGAAACATATAACCCTGCTTTTGAAGCCTAGATTGCGTCATAATGGCCATACAGAGGAGTTTGTCTTGGCGAAGCCCATCTGATACTGCCAGAACTTTCTCTTGCGTTGTGTCCCCAATAGCGTTCGAAATTAGGGCATCCCAATGACGAGGAGGACTCCAATCGTCGCTCATTTGAACTATAATTCTCCCTTTGGCTAGTTTTGCCCCTGCGTTCCAAGCATTGATAATCCCGCCCGGATTCACTCGAATGGCTTGATGTGGGGTGTAGTCGATGGATTCATCGTGATCAACCATAAATAGCCACTCAATTTCTAGGGGATTTTGAGCCAAGGAAAGCCACTGCCAGCGTCTTTGCCAAGCAATCTGCGGCCTCCCCTTTGTTGCGTGAATAATGCTTATCTTGGGGGTTGGTCGCATCTTCTTAATCTTTTCAACCTCACCAGCTTCCCCAACGCATACCGAGGCCGTTTCGTATAAGTCCATCGCTTGCCAGTTGTAAATTGCTTCTACAAGATTCCAGTAGTGAACCTTTGGCCTATGAAGAGTCATACAAGAACGCATCGCACCATAGGTCTTGAGCCAATTCCCCTTTCCAGAATAGTGATTAGCTATATAAAAATAAGCCTCTCGTCTATCTGGGTTCAATGCCACTGCCTCACCAAGCCATTTTAGTCTTTCATTTTCTGGCGTAATTCTGCCTAAATTGCAAAGCACATCATATCGAAGCGTATCCTCTAGCTCTGCGAACATAAGAGCCTTCTTGCTCGACTCTATGCATTTCTCATATTGATTCGACAAGAAGTATTCTTGAGCTTGGTAATAAAGGGAGTTAGGTGTAGGAACAAGCGTGTCGGCCAATATGTTAAAGTTTCTTTCCGCACTTCTTGGCTTATATCCGTGTGGATTGTGGATACGAAAAATCTTATCTACGCCAATCGTCTTGTTTGGCTCTTTTGTGACAAGCATCTCGTGAACTCTGTTTTTCCATCTGCAAGTGCCTTTCTTTGAAATTTCTTCTCGAAGAGGAATGAGTCCAGCATTGTCCACATTGTATTTTAACGCCACAAGATGAGCATCTTTTTCGATGGCAAGGTCAATAGCCTCTTCAACAATCTTCTCGCCATCCTCTGCCATTATATCGTCAGCATCTACCCATAAACACCATTCGTTTGAACACGCATCTAAAGCCGTGTTCCTAGCAGTTGCAAAATCGTCTATATGATTCCAGTCGTCTCTTTGGTTTTTATAGTGAACAATCTTTGCACCCATCCCACTCGCAATCTCCTCTGTCTTATCGGGCGTAGCTGACCCCCTAGAAATACATACAACCATTTCTTTTGCGATAGGGGCAAACGACTTGAGGCAACGCTCAATGTAATCTTCTTCATTTCCGGCGATGAGGTAAAGGGAAATAGGATATTTCATTTAGACTAGGATTTCTAATTGCTAAAGGATGTCAATTTATTGATTTTAATTATTCATTAAGCGGCGGTGATGGTGAAGGTTGTAAAGCCACCAGTCCATCCAGTAGTAGGTATATATGCTCCGTTTGTTGAGGAATTATATGCATTAAGAATGCGTCCTCCTTCTCCATCAGAAGATGTAAATGACCAAACTTCTGGATAATCACCAAAATCAAAAACAAGATCAGGGCCAACGCTTGGAATTGGGCTTGTATAATAATACGCTGTTGGATATATAAATTTTGTATAAGTTTGATTCACAAAAGTAAAATATGAATCGCTAAATGTTATCACTAAATTTGTGGTGCTCGCCACAGGAATACCGCTGGGTGCGGCTCCGCCAGAACTGCCAACAATAGCTGTCCTGCTACCGCTTACGGAAGCTCCGTAACCGTAACCAGCCATTTTAGCCTCCGATTGCTAGAACTACACCAGAATGAATTTGAAAATTGGAAACATTTCCAGCGATGTAAGCACCAGCGGGAATTGTGGTTGCACTCGCCAGAGTTGTATTTGCAATCGCACTCATACCAGTTACGGTAGATGTGATTGAATAAAACTTTGTTTCAGTAATAGCAACTAAACCAGCGAATGTTCCAGCAACAGAGCTTGTCGTTGTTGTAACATATCTAGTTCCAGTTCTTGCGGCGTGTGCAATCTGATCATAATAAGGTTCGGAATTTGAAAGGTCTGACATAATTCTATTACCCTTGTGTCAAAGAAAAGGGGGGAGAGCTTTCGCCCTCCCCCCTTCTTCGGAGGAAACAACCAACCAATCTTTAGCTGTAAGTCGTGGTGATACGAACAGCGGCGTTCGCATCAATGACTTTCTCGGCTGTGTTCATACGAACACGGAGAACATTGGATCGACGAGCCTCGTCACGATAGCTCTCGGAAACGAAGCCACCCGGAGCGTCATCCGACCAGACCAAGGTGCGTCCCAATCCGCCAGCGGTGAACTGACCGCTAGCAACATTCGCAACGATGATCTTGCTGTCGGGAACGATGAACGAGCCAGAGTAGCTCTTGTTCTTGTTCGCTGTGTTGTAAGCCGCACGACCGATGTAGACATTGTCCACGCCGAAAGCGAGTGCGATCTGTTTCTCATCGAGCAAGCGTCCACCAGTATTGGAAACAACTCCGTAGAATTGATTCTGCAAGAGGGTCGTTCGGCGAACACGCTCGTAAACATTGGCAGACATAATTACCGCATTGGCTTCATAACCAAGCTTGTTTAAGGCGAGCTTGCCAGCCGCAACGTCCGCAGGGGCGTTGATGGTTGCCAAGTTAGCTTCGGTGTAGTTAGCCGTTGGGGAAACGTCAGCCGTGGTGAAGGGGGTCGTTGTTGCCCAGAGCAAGTCAGCCACCCGTTTTTCGTGGGAGAGCTTAACCTGACGGAGCAAGAACTTTGCTGTTTCTGCCTCGATCGCAAAAAAACGCGATACATCCGAGCGAAAACTGTCGTCCAGAAGCTCCTCTAGGCCGGTCTCTTGGCAATCGTAGGTATCAGAAGTGAATTTACGAATCGCACGAGCGTATTCAGCACCAGCATTCCGCTTTGCCGCATCAGCGTTCAAGAGGTCAGCATCAGCCGTCTGCACTTTTAGGTAGACACCACTCTTTGCCGATACTGGCAAGAGGGGCATAACATTAGCACCAATCAAGCCAATCTCTGCGGGGGCTTCGATGAGGGCTTGGTTAATATCAGCACGAATGGTCGTGCCACCAGAAATAAAGCTCATTTTATTTTATATTCTTTCTTTGTTTGTTGTTACTATTGTTTAGAACAATGGAACTGCGATTTCGATAACCGCCGATGTTGCCGTGGCCGCTTCCAGAGCGATTCCAGCAGTCGACAAGTTAGCCGCAAGCGTGGTTACTTGACCAGCCGCATCGAAGAACACCGTGTTGCCAACTGCACACGTTCCAGAGACGGTTGCGAAGAAGGTTGGGTGAAGCATCTTGACGGTCACAAAGCCACCAGCGGGAGCATCTTCTTGAGTTACTCCGATGGTTTTGTTAGCACCAGAAACAGCAACATTTACGAAACCCGCCGTGGTGGTGTCGGGGGTAACGAACCGATAAGCCGAAACAGCA